TCACGACGCTACCGCCGATCCGATGCGCCGTCGAGATCCCGGGATGATCGCGCCGTGCACGTCGAGCTTGACGAACTCGGCGCGGCCGGCCTGCTCGCGCGCTTCCTTCACGGCGTCGGCCAGCTCCTGGTCGATGACCTCCTCGGGCCAACCGTCCATCTCCTGCCAGTCAAGCGCGCGGCGCGCCGCCTTGCGCACCCTCGCGTTCATCATCAGCACTCTCGCCTCCGCGCGCAGCTCCGCGATCGGCACGCCGTAGTAGTTCTTGCTCGGGCGCATCCGTTTTCCCGACCAGCCGGCCGGCGGCGCCTGCTCGCGCTTTCGGTGATGGTGGATCAGGTACGCCGTCGCCCCGCCGGGCGTGCGCAGCTCCCGCAGCTCGATGCGGTTCGCGGCCGTGCGCCGCCACCACAGCTCCCGAAGCTCATCCTCGACGCCCTCCGCCTCGCTCGGCAGGCAGCGCTTCAGCAAGAAGTGCTGATGGATGCGGCGATGTCCGCCCGACGTCGCCGCCTTGCCCGTGTTGAACTCCACCAGGCCCAAGTACGCCAGATCCGGGCCCAGGCGCCGGCGCAGCAGCCTGAAGGCGTGGTCCACGTCCTTTCGGAACCTGGCGGCACCATGCGTCGGGTCTACCGTCGTGAGGGTCATGCCGACTCGCGGCATGTCGACGGCCGCGTCCATCGAGACGACCAGCGCGTTCTCAACCGTCGTCAGATACGCGCAGTAGGCGCACTTGTTCGGCGCCCCGCACCGCGCCGCGACGAACGTCCCGTCAGCCAGCAGCCAGCCCGCACGCTCCGACCGCCGCTCGCACGTGAAGGCCCCCATTCAGGACCCCTTAGCTGGCGCGCTAACGCTCCGGTTGCCGACCTTTCCCTTAACTATGACAAGGGCACGCCGGACCGACGCGGCCTGCGGTGCGATCCGGAGTCGAGGCGCGCCGCAAGCGGCGCGGGTCGCGCGCCCGGCTTCGCCGGCCGGCGCGCTCCCGGTGCCCGTCGCGGGGCGCTTCTGCCCTCGGAGGCGCCCTGCAGGCTGCCCCATCCCGGACCGCGGCCCCATTGAGCGTTTGTGCGCCAACGAGGAGGCCCGTAGAGCGATCCTAAGCCCCTCGCGGGCAGCCCCCGGGGTGATCCATCCTAGGGATGCCGGCCGTGTCACAGGAGGCTGACTGCCGGCCGCGCAGGCTCGCCGTTCGAAACGGCATCTCTGAGGGAAGGGTGCCCGGTCGCGGGGAGCGGCAACGAGCGGCGTGCGGGCCCATCATCGAGGCTGCGTAGCGCGCTCAACAGCCGGCTACTCGCTGACACGCTGCCAGCAGCAGCGATCGCGGCGCGCCGCGACGGCAGCTCGCGCACGGCCGGCGTCAGCATCACGCCGCCTGGGCGTCGTCGACGCAGTCGTCGTCGACGAGCTCTAGCCGCTCGTCGTCTGGCAGCTCCGCGCGTTCGGCCGGCGGCGGCGGCACCGGCACCGCTCGCGGCCGAGGCAGCGGGATCGGTTCCAGCTCGACGTCTTCCAGGCCGTGCGACAGCGCCATCGTGTCGTACAGCCGCGCGACGCGGCGCACCAGGCGATAGCTCTGCACCTTCACGCGCGTTCGCGACTTGTCATTCCAGAACCACAGCGCCACGAACAGATTGCACGGGCACACGCGCACGCCCATCACCTTAAAGTTGCGGACGTTCTTCAGCTTCACGTGATACTCAAACAGCGAGCGCACCTGCCGGTCAATGTTCGCTTCGTCCTGCGTGATAAGGAGAATGTTCCAGCCAAGCTTGCGGTGCTGTGAGAAGAACCGCACGATCGCGAGCCGGCGGCGGACCGCTTCACCCTTCCCCGCGGTCTTCCCAGTCTCGTCGGAGTCCCACGTACGCGCGTTGATCCAGTTGTGCGCCTCATCAAGCACCATCACCCCGCGCGCTTCGCCCTCGCCGGCCAGGCGCACGCGAAACAGGTCTTCGAGATCGGGCGTGATGAACACGCGCCGCTCATACTCGGCAGCGACGCGGGCGCAGCGTCCCGGGATCAGCCGGCGGATCATGTTCAGCCGCGCGATCGACAGCGCCCACCCCGGCTGTAGCTCGACATTCGTTGCGACGAGCTTGCCCTTCTCAAGCGCAGCGACGATCTCGCGCACCACGTAATAGGACTTGCCCGAGCCAGGCGCCCCGGTCACCATGGCGATACTCATGGGAGCGCCACCGCCAGCAGCCAGCCGATCGCCAGCCAGCCGAGCAAGAGCATCAGCAGCAGGCGCATCAGGACACCGCCCGCGCGACTTCGCGAGCTACGGCGCCGAGCAAGCGCCCGACCGTCCCGCCGCCGGCCATCGTTGACACCGCGGCACCCACGGCCAGAATCGCAACCCACTTCATAGCTTCACCCTCATTCGGTTAGTGGTCATAGTGCCTTCACCCATTTCAGCGGGATGCGCACCACGAGGAACGCGAGCCACAGCGCGACGAACACGCCGAGCGCCGCGACCATCGGCCCGACCGGGATCAGCCAGTTCAGCCAGCCGATCCAGTCAGCGACCGGCGCGGCCGGTGGCGCCGGCATCGACGGCAGCGCGAGCATCAGGAGTTGGATCCAGCCGCCGATGGAGAAGATCAGCAGGTTCACCACGCTGACCAGCGCGATCAGCACGAACCGGCCGATGAACTCAGGCAGGTTCAGCAGCGCTTCGAGCATCAGTCGTCGCCGCCTTTTCCGCCGAAGCCCATAGCCGCGCCCATGAACAGCCAGCCGAGCCCGAGGAACGTGGCAACGAGCAGCAGCGGCCGGAAGATGTCGACCGCCGGCTGCAGCACGCAGAGATCGAGCGTCAGCCCGTCCTCGCTGAAGTAGCCGCCCAGCGGGAAGTCCCAGCTAGGACAGTTGGCGCTGCCGCTGAAGCCGCCGAGCGCACCGACGACCCAGCACGGCACCCCGAACGGAAACGTTGTGCACGGGGTGCCCTGCGATAGCGGCTCTAGGTTGATCGCGGGCACGTCAGGCATCGAGCCGGCGCCGGCCCCCGGGGTCGGAGCAGTCGCAGGGTTCGTGCTGACCTCGACCGCCGTCCCAGGAGCGACGCGCGTGCCAGGTTCGGGCGTCGCGCGAACGGCCGCATTCGGACCGCGCGTCGGGTCCAGCAGAGCGTCCGAGAGCACCACCGACGATCCGACGAGCCCGCGCGCCTGCAAGTCCGCTAGGTACTGCGCGTAGGTCTGGCCGGCCGCGATCGACGGGACGAGCACCGGCATAGTCGACGTGCCCGGGTTCGCGGTCACGGTCACCGTCGAGTCAGTGTCGGCAGTCTCGCCGGACGCTGGCGATGTCGACACCACGGAGTCCGCCGGCTTCTCGATGTCCGCCTGCGCAGGCGTCAGCGTCGTGCGCGCCGGCACCAGGCCCGCGCTCGTGATCTTCGACGCGCACGCGTCATACAGATCGCCCGTGCAGTTGGGCACCGTCGAACGCGCCACGATCGGGTCAGACGACGGACCGCCCAGCCCGTTGTCAATCGTCTGGCCGAGCACCGGATAGTCCGCCGGATTGTCTTTTAGTTGCGTCAGCATGTTTCCGCTGATCGTGTCGGGCGCCGCGTTGGTACACGTCGAGCACGCCGCGCGTGGCGAGTAAGTCACGCCCGTTTCTGGCGCCTCAGTTGGTGATTCCAAGACGTTCGCCGCGTACAGGAGCGTTTGCTCATATTCCGGCGACGGGCCAGCGCAACCGGACGTGTTGTATGACAGCGACCGCGAATGCGGAGTAAAGCCCGCAGGCTTCGCCGGCCGCGCGCCGTACTTCACCGCGCACTCACCGTCAGAGCCCGACGAGTAGATAAACGTGCTGCCGCCCTGCGACGTTCGGATAGCCACACCGTCGCGCGCCGCCGTCCACGACGCGCCGCCCGAGGGATCCGGCGCGATCGTCGCGCCCTTTGTGAACGGCACCATCGCCGTAAACAGGCCCGCGGTCGACGGCGCCTGCACCGTCGAGCGAATGTAGAACGAGCGGATCGCCGTCCCGATCTGCCAGCCCGTCACAGCCGCGGTCGCGCCGAGCCCGATCGTTGACAGCGCGCCCATCGCTGGGCGCAGGCCGATGCGGTTGCGGAGCAGCTGCGTTTCCTCGCGCAGATCGGCGTGCATTAGCGCCGAACTCGGCTGACCGGGTATCGGCCGGTGCTCCTTGACCCACCAGTCCGAAGCGGTCGGGATGCCCGAGGGCGGAGCCGTCGTCGGGACCGCCCGCCCCGCCTGCGTCGTGCCGCCACGCTCCAGCCACTTCTCCAGCTCGAGCGCGCTAGGCGACGATGGCGTCAGCGCGTTGATCGTCGCGTGCGGCGATGCTGCGCGTGCGGCCGTGGTGCCCATCAGGAACATTCCAAGCACCACGGCCGCCAGCACAGCCGATGAACGCGCTAGGCGCTCGTCATGCGCTTCAGGAGACGCCAGCCGACGAACAGCGCGATGATGCCGCCCGCCACGGGGAGAACGACCGGCAGCAGCGCCGTGATCTGCGCCGTGATGCCGTCCGTGACCGGCGACAGGTCGTAGGCGACCGCGTTGGCTGCCTGAGCGAGCCCCAGCACGAGGAACGCGGTCATCGCCGCGATCTTGGTCTTCAGTCCGAACATGTTGCATCCCTTCGGTTGTGATGGACATTCCGTGCCCGCTACTCGCTGAGCAGCCGACGCACGATGGAGAGGCCGACGAGCGCGCCCCAAGAGACAAGTCCGACCGTCAGGCCGAGCGCGAAGCCGGCCAGAACGGAGTCAGCGTCAATGCCGGCCGACAACGGCTGCACAAGCGCGAGCGTGCTCATGCGTCACGCCGGATCAGGAAGCCGACGAGGAACAAGCCGCACAGCACCCCGACGAGCACCCACACGTCCGCGCGCTGCGCAGTGATCGATCCGGCCAGCCAGCCGCGGTCATCCTCGGAGAGCGTCACAGCCTGCGCGCCCGGGTCCGGTGCCGCGGGGTCGACTTGCTCGACCGTCGCGAGCCCGTCGCCGGCAGCCAGGACACGCAGCGCGTCGACGTCGTCTGACGTTGCCGAGTCGGCCTGCGCGATCGCGTCGAGGCGCTCAGCCAGCGCGGCGCACGTTGCCGCGTTCTCGATGCGCGCGGCGCGCAGCTCACGCACCAGGCGGTCCGTGTCCGTCAGCGGATCAGGGTCAACGATCGCGTTCGGAGCGGTCGCGCAGGATGGAGGGAGGGCCTGCGCGACCGCTGGAACGCACGACGCGGCAATCGCCGCCGAGACTATGAAGGCCAT